ACCTAATATGCTATACATAAGGCATGACCCGGGTAGCTTTATCCCTCCTTCCCATTGCGGCTCTGCTGCTCGGGTCTTGCGACCCTGTGAAACCCACCGCTGCTGATGGGTACACCCTCAGCAAAACGACGCAGGAGAAGCTGGAGTTTCCGGTGCGCTTTGTATTGTATAATAATTTGGAGGAGCTGGCGGCGGCGCACCGCCAAGCACTGCTGTCTGCTACTGGTAAGCCGGTGCCTGCGGACCGGGAGCTGCAAGCCTTCTCCATCCTGCACGCCTCCGGCGGCTGCACCGTGCACATCGTCGACCCCAAGAAGAAATATACACCCGAGTGGTACGGGCACGAGATTACCCACTGCATCTATGGCGAGTTCCACGACTAGCCCCTTTTTAATTTTCTCTTTTATTTTCCCCAGCTACGCGCTTATATAAACGTCTGCTCCCACAAACCGGATGCTGCACATGCCCGTAGTCAAAATCGAACCCACAGACGAATACCCGGTGCCATATGACACCAGCCCAGAGGAATTAGACGGGTTCGCCGACCAGTTGGCGTCGATAGGGTCCACTGCTGAGTTGCTGGAAAGCCTTGGTGCACCGGTCGAAGCGAGCAAGGGCACCCTCAGCGAAGAAGCAGAATTGCTCGACCAAGCCCTCGAACAGCAGAAAATTACCCCGCTCAAGTCCAGTCTGCCCGCTGCTATTGGCGCAGCGGCGTTCCTGCGGACCTACGGCCAGTCCCGTGCCCTAGACATCGACCAAGTGCGCTCCGCGCTGACCCACAAGCTGCTGGAAATTGCCGACTGCGGGGATACCAAGTACGAACTTAAGGCCATCGAGCTGCTAGGCAAGCATAGCGACATCGGGTTGTTCACCGAGCGTAGCGAAATCAACGTGAACTACACGTCGCCGGAAAGCCTCGAAAACGCCATCAAGGAGCGGGTCAAGCGCCTGCTGAATGCCGACATCATAGATATGAAGCCGTTGGGCATGGACCTCGACGAGGAGTTGGGTGTCTACGATGCCGAGTTCGAGGAGGTGGAGGACGACGATGGGGGAAGTGACGAGCCTAGCGGAAGCGAGGAAGAAGCGTGAGGAGCAGGAGCAAGAAGCCCAACAAGAAACAACACCGCACGCAGCAGGGGAATTTGTCTGCGTCGGGTGCAAGTATGAGTGGATAGGGATAGCGCCGATACCGGCGGCTTGGGTTGACTGCCCGAGCTGCGAGCTGCCCAAGGGCACGCCGCGATTTCCGTTTGGTTGTGATGTTGACGAGGCCATGCTCGTGTGCGGGTATTGCAGCGGTTACGCGCTGACCGCGTTCATACGGAACAATAAGCGCAAGGTTATTTGCATGGGCTGCGGTGTAGACCTCAGCGATGTGTTTTAGGGGGTAAGATGGCCGGAGCGGCGGCACGGAAGGCAGGGGGTAAGAAGGCGGGCACCACCGGTGTCGCTAACGTGTCGCTACGCGACATCCCCAAAATCCTCCATAAGCTGCCGTTGCACGAGCAGGAAAAACTGCTTGCCGAGCTGGAGAAGCTGGAAAAGCTGAAAACCAAGCAGCTCGCACAGGATAAGTTCCTCGCCTTCGTCAAAGAAGTCTGGCCCACATTCATCGCCGGGCGACATCATGCCAAGATGGCCGATGCGTTCGAGCGCGTGGCGCGCGGGGAGTTAAAGCGCCTCATCATCAACATGCCACCCCGACACACTAAGTCGGAGTTCGCCAGTTACCTGCTCCCTGCTTGGTTCCTAGGCAAGTTCCCGCATAAGAAGGTCATCCAGTGTTCGCATACGGCAGAGCTGGCTGTGGGTTTCGGGCGCAAAGTACGCAACCTCGTCGATACAGAAGTCTACCATGAGCTGTTCCCTGACCTCGCATTAAGCGCAGACAGCAAGGCGGCTGGGCGCTGGAACACCAGCAAACAGGGTGACTACTTCGCTATTGGTATCGGTGGTGCGGTGACCGGTAAGGGCGCTGACGTGCTCATCATCGACGACCCCCACAGCGAGCAGGAAGCCGCGCTGGCGGAAATCAACCCGGACATCTACGACAAGACCTACGAGTGGTACACCTCCGGCCCCCGTCAGCGTCTCCAGCCGGGCGGGGCTATCGTCATCGTGATGTGTATGACCGGGGATACTGATGTCCTTATGGCAGATGGTACCCATAAACAGCTATGTGATATAACAGTTGGTGACTACGTGGCTTCTTACGAGGCAGGTAAAATACGCGCGGCGCGCGTTACTAACTTTCAGTCAAGTGGTGTTGATAACGTATTTACAGTTAAAACACAATCTGGCAAAGTTCTCCGCGCGAATGAGGAACATCCGTTCCTTGTCGAGTACAACGGGGAACGGAAATGGGCCAAACTGAAACATCTATGCGTGGGTATGTCGCTTGTCGGAGCGACGGATGTGAACGACCCTCTAGGTCGCAAACAAAACCCGGATTGTGCCACCCTTGCCAAGCCAAAGAACATTACCACCGCAAAAACCCGGGCGCGCCATATAAACCCTTGGGCCACCACGGTAAGTGGAAGGGTAAAACCTGCTCTTGCGGAGCGGCTGTTCATTGCATGGGCCTCTGCGTGTCGTGCTACCGAAAACAATACACACCCCCGCCGTCAACTCCTGAGCAGCGCCGGGCACGGCGCATCAAGTCTCGCTATGGCATCACCACAGCAGATTACGAGCGGATGGTGGCCGAACGTGGAAATCGTTGCGACATATGCGGAGAACCCCCTTCCGCTGGCAACACGCGCGCGCATTGGGATGGGAAGCTGTGCATCGACCATTGCCACGATACTGGGAAGGTGCGCGGACTCCTGTGCAACGATTGCAACCTCGCTGTGGGCTACGGTAAAAACCCAGATACGCTCCGTAAAGCTGCGGAATACCTACAAGTTCGCGGCTGACCCTATTACTGAAATAACCCCCGACGGGAGGGAAGAAGTATTTGATATTGAGGTCGAGCGCACCGAAAACTTCATCGCTAATGGCATAGTTAGCCACAACACTAGGTGGTCGAAGCGGGACCTGACCGGGCAGATACTCAAGGACGCGGCTGCTAACGACAGCTTGGACGAGTGGGAAGTTATTGAGTTTCCAGCTATTTTGCCGTCTGGGCATCCGCTGTGGCCGCAGTTCTGGTCGTTGGATGAGTTAGAAAAAGTAAAAAGGGACGTCCCCAACAGTAAGTGGATGGCGCAGTACCAGCAGAACCCGGTGTCGGAAGCTGCGGCTATCGTCAAGCGCGAGTGGTGGAGGGAATGGCCGCACGAAGACCCGCCGCACTGCGACTTCGTGCTGATGACATGGGATACGGCCTTCGAGAAAACGAGCCGCGCTGACTTTAGTGCGTGCACCACATGGGGTGTGTTCTACCAGCCTGACGACAACGGCATCGACCAAGCCAACATCATCCTCCTCAATGCCTTCCGTGACCGCATGGAGTTCCCCACGCTAAAACGCGTGGCCATAGACGAGTATAAAGAATGGCAGCCAGACAGCGTCATCATCGAGAAAAAGGCGTCGGGTGCGCCGCTGATATACGAGATGCGGGCTATGGGCATACCGGTGCAGGAGTTCACGCCCACGCGCGGGAACGACAAGATAAGCAGGCTCAACTCGGTCGCAGATATATTCGCCTCGGGACGGGTGTGGGCACCGGCGACGCGCTGGGCCGAGGAAGTCATAGACGAGGTTGCTGAATTTCCTGCTGGGGCCAACGACGACTACACTGATACCGTGTCTATGGCGATGCATAGGTTCCGTCGTGGAGGCTACATATCTACGAACCTAGACGAGCCGGATGAAATACAGTATTTCAAGTCAAACCGGAATAGGGGGTACTACTAATGTCAGACGTGAAGGCTCTTTTTCCCATCGGGAAAACCCAGTGGCGCAAGTGGAACAACGACCAGCGCGCAGCATTTAACGAAGCCCGTGCCGAGGGTATCCCGTTCGGCGAGGCTGTTGCAGCCAGTAACTCCATGAAAAGCAACAAGAAAAGCGTGGCCGACATCCTCGGGGATGTCGCTGAGGTGGCGGTCGCCATCAGCGGTGTGACTGGTGCCACCGGGGTAGCCATCGACGGCGTGAAAAAGACGGTGAAGGCCGTCAAGGGCACGAAGAAGAAATAATGGCTACGCTCGCGTACAGGGGTCGGAACAAGCTGGTCAAGCGCCTTGCGGCGCAGACCGGTAGCGAAGGCATGGCGCGGGCGCTCCTACAGAAGCGGGGGCATATGAAAGCGGATGGTTCGCTTACCCCCGAAGGCAAGAAACGGGACAAGATGACAGCCGCAGAACGGGCAAAGGACCGTGCATCCAAGGCGTCGGGTAAGTCCGCAAAAGCATATAAGTACAACCCGCGCACCAACACGGCTACGCTCAAAGGGAAGAAATAATGGATATCGACAAGTCGCTCAGCCAAGCCCCGCAGGGGTTGAACCTCGTACAGGATGACGACGAGGAGTATAATCCGCTGGGCGATGAGCCTGCGCTCGAAATCGAGATTGAAGACCCCGAGCGCGTGTCCCTTGAGTCCGGGGATATGGAGATAATCCTCGAACCCGGCGAAGAGGAAGAAGGCGACTTCGGTGAAAACCTCGCGGAAACGCTCGATGACAGCGTGCTGGCCCAGTTGGCGGGCGACCTGATATCTGAGTTTGACGACGACATTAACAGCCGCAAGGACTGGATACAGACCTACGTAGATGGGCTTGAGTTGCTGGGTATGAAGGTCGAAGACCGGACCGAGCCTTGGCCCGGTGCATGCGGTGTCCACCACCCCATCCTGTCGGAAGCCGTGGTCAAGTTCCAAGCCGAGACCATGATGGAGACGTTCCCGGCACAAGGGCCGGTTCGGACCCAATTAATCGGTAAGGAAACCCCTGAGAAGCGCGAAGCGTCGCAGCGCGTGCAGGAGGATATGAATTACCAGCTCACCGACGTGATGGTCGAGTATCGGCCTGAGCATGAGCGCATGCTGTGGGGCTTGGGCCTTGCGGGTAACGCGTTCAAGAAGGTGTATTACGACCCGTCGCTCGGGCGGCAGGTGTCGATGTATGTGACGGCAGAAGATGTCGTCGTACCTTATGGCGCGTCCAGTTTGGAAGTCGCTGAGCGCGTCACCCATGTAATGCGGAAAACCGAGAACGAGCTTGCCAAGTTGCAGGCTTCGGGCTTCTACCGCGATGTCGAGCTAGGTGAGCCGAGCGACACGCTCGACGAGGTAGAGAAGGCTATCGCTGAAAAGCTGGGCTTCCGTGCAGAGACTGACGACCGGTACAAGCTGCTGGAGATGCACGTCAACCTGCTCATCGAGGATGACAAGTATCGCGACGACGAGGATGGTGACATTGCCTTGCCTTACGTCGTCACAATCGACAAGGCGACCGAGACAGTGCTCGCCATCCGCCGGAACTGGAACCCCGATGACAAGAAAAAGCAAAAGCGCAATCACTTCGTGCATTACTCGTATGTGCCGGGATTTGGCTTCTATGCTTTTGGCCTTATTCACCTTATCGGTGCTTTTGCTAAGTCTGGTACCAGCCTTATTCGTCAGCTTGTCGATGCTGGTACTCTATCTAACCTCCCGGGTGGCTTCAAAACTAAGGGCCTCCGCGTCAAAGGCGACGACACCCCAATAAGCCCGGCAGAATGGCGCGACGTCGACGTGGCGTCGGGTACGATGCGCGACAACATCATGCCCCTGCCGTACAAGGAGCCGAGCAACGTCCTGTATAGCTTGCTAGGTACAATCGTCGAGGAAGGCCGCAAGTTCGCCGGTATGGCGGATATGAAGGTGTCGGACATGTCGGCACAGGCACCGGTGGGTACCACGCTGGCTATTCTCGAACGCACGTTGAAGATGATGAGCGCCGTGCAGGCGCGCGTGCACTATGCGATGAAGCGGGAGTTCCAGCTCCTCAAGGCCATCATTCGCGACTACACCCCCGACGAGTACAACTACGAGCCGGAAGAAGGTGGCCGCAAGGCGAAGAAGTCGGACTATGACATGGTGGAAGTCATCCCCGTGTCGGACCCCAACGCTGCCACGATGGCGCAGAAGATTGTGCAGTATCAGGCGGTCATCCAGTTGGCGCAGACCGCGCCGCAGATTTACGACCTACCTTACCTGCACCGGCAGATGCTTGAAGTGTTGGGTATCAAGAACGCCCAGAAACTCGTCCCGCTCAAGGACGACGACAGCATGAAGCCGCGCGACCCGGTCAGCGAGAATATGGATATCCTCAACGGCAAGCCGGTCAAGGCGTTCCTGTATCAGGACCACCAAGCACATATCGCAGTCCATATGGCAGCCATGCAAGACCCGCAGATGGCGCAGCTTGTCGGCCAGTCGCCCAACGCGCAGTCCATAATGGCCGCTGCCGCTGCTCATATTCAGGAACACCTTGCGTTCGAGTACCGCAAGCAGATTGAAGAACAAGCAGGTGTGCCGCTCCCGCCGCCCGGGGCCGAGATGGACGAGAATACCGAACTCGCCGTGTCGCGTCTGGCAGCGCAGGCCGCAGTCCAGTTGTTCAACAAGAACCAAGCGCAAGCTGCTCAGCAGCAGGCCGAGCAGGCGGCACAAGACCCGCTTGTCCAGATGCAGCAGAAAGAGCTGGAGATTAAGGCCAAGGAAGTCGAGCTTAAGGAAAAGAAGCTCATGGTCGAGGCGGCGGAAAAGAACGACCGCATCGAAATCGAGAAAGAGCGCATCGCCGCGCAGAAGGAAATCGCTGGCCTACAGGTCGGTGCAAAAGTTGCCACGGACAAGGCCAATTTGTCGGCAAAACAGCAGGAAGCCGGGCTTCGTATGGGCATCGAGATTGCCCGCGAAACCGCGCAGATGGCACAACCCCAAGAACCAGAAACACCCGTTTCCAAGAAAGCAGCACCTAAGGAGAAGAAATGAATGACCTACTAAAGTACCTCGCTGACAAGCTCGAAGAGGAATGCAGGGTTATCGAGAACGACCTTGCATTGGGAAAATGTGCGGATTTCGGGGAGTATAAGTTCGCGTGCGGGCGCTATCGTGGCCTGCTGAACGCGAAGAACATCCTTATCGAAACCGCTGAACGTATGGAAAATGACGATGACTGATACAGAGGACAAAACTCTACCCTCCACCCCCGAAATTTTCATCGGGACTGACCCCAACAACCCTGATGCAGCCACTGTGCTGCCCGATACCCCGGAGCAGAAGGCTAAGCAGCTACCTGACCCGTCCGGTTATCGCCTGCTGTGTGCGGTACCTGAGGTCGACAACAAGACCGAAGGCGGCATTTATAAGGCCGACATCACCATGCAGTATGAAGAACTCACGACCCCAGTGCTGCTGGTGCTGAAAATCGGCCCTGACGCATACAAAGACCCCACCCGGTTCCCCTCAGGGCCGTGGTGCAAGGAAGGTGACTTCGTCCTGACCCGTCCGATGGCCGGAAGCAGGGTGAAAATTCACGGACGTGAGTTCCGCATCATCAACGACGACAGCGTCGAGGGTGTTGTTGATGACCCGCGTGGCATCAGCCGCGCATAAAACGGCAACTGCCGTACAAAGGAGATGAAAATGAATATGCAACAGGGTGAAACGGACGGTTTCACGTTCGAAATTGAGGAAGAAGGCGACGAACTCGAAGGCAAAACGCCCCAGATTGAGGTCGAGGACGATACACCGGAAGAAGACCGGGGCCGCGAGCCTATGCCCAAGGAACTGGTCGAAGAACTGGAAGCCGACGAGCTGGAGG